TCTCGTAAAGTCTCCAGGTTACCGAACTGCGACTGACGGGCCTGATGGCGGCAAGAGTCTTTTGATTAGATCCATTTTCGCCAACTACAGATCCGCTGCACAGAAGAAACTCTTTGAAGAGAATGCGGAATTGAACCAAGCAAGAATCAATGCTTTGGAAGAAAAGCAAAGAAAACTCACAGGTAGATCACTATGACGGTAACGAATACGACTGCTCGTAACCAATACACTGCTACAGCAGGGCAGACTGTTTTTGCGTACACGTTCGAGGTGTATAACAAGAATGACCTTGTTGTACTACAGAACGGTACGACTCTAGCAGAGGGTACTAACTACACTGTATCGGGTGTGGGGAGTGATACAGGCGGTAACATCACGCTAACTTCTGGTGCTACTGCCGGTGATATCATTACTGTCTATCGTGACATGGCGCTAGAGCGTCTGACCGACTACCAGAACAGTGGTGACTTCCTAGCTGCCGAGGTTAACGAGGACTTCGATAGACTGTGGTTGGCTGTCCAACAGGGAGCGGTAGACAGCGACAGGGCGATTGTTAAACCTGTTACTGATTTGGATTCTATCAGCACCACCCTACCTTCTGCCTCAGATAGAGCTAACTCATTCCTAACCTTTGATGGAAGCGGGGCCGTTACGGTTGCGTCTTCTGGCGATCCAAGTACGCCATCTACAATATACCGACAACAGTTTACTGGGGATGGTTCAACGACAGCATTCAGCCTGACAGTGGCACCGGGCGGTGTAGGACAATCAGTTCAGGTTTTTATAGACGGTGTTTATCAAGAGATATCTACGTTCAGTATCTCAGGTTCTACGCTTAACTTTAGCGAAGCCCCCCCTCTCAATTCTTCTGTTGAATATGTTGCGTTCAAGGTTGGAGATATAGGTTCAACCGACGCTAGCTTGGTGACTTATATCCCTGCTGGCACAGGCGCGGTTAGCACCACAGTACAAGCAAAGCTGAGAGAGAGTGTCTCGGTCAAAGACTTCGGGGCTGTCGGTGATGGCGTGACGGATGACACTGCTGCTATTCAGGCTGCGATTAACGCGGCAAAAACAATCTATATTCCGACTGGAACGTATATTGTTGACCATTTGCTAGTAAATACCCAAGGCACAATTATTCAGGGGGCAAGTGGATTGTCGTCTGTATTGAAGTTGAAAGATGGGGCCAATGATTATGTTATTGAGTTTGCTACGTCAAACTGGCAGATGCACAATATCAAAGTTGATGGAAACCGTTCTAACAACACTTCTGGCGGCAACATTTACATCAACAACTGCTACTGGAACACGTTATCAAACGTAGATGTTCGTGAAGCAAGTGACGACGCTTGGATTTTTATAAATTCAAATGACAATGTTTTCAATAACTGTCAGGTTCATAACTCTGATGCTAAAGGTTTTTACCTTGACGCAACCAGTAAATACAATGTTTTTAATGCTGGTGGTGTGGAAGATGTTCTTGGTGACATTGGTATTGATTGCGACGGCATCGGTAACATTTTCAATGGCACTTGGGTTGAATGGCGAGCAGCTACAGTTACAACCAGCAAAGTCGGTTATGACATTAACAACCGTGACAATGTAATTGTCTCTTGCGTTGCTAAATCTGGTTCCCCAGCAACAGCAAACATTGGGGTTGGAATTAAGCTAGGTGGCAGTTCCCTTAATTGTTCTGTGATTTCTGGATCATGTGAAAATGCTAATACAGAAATTCAACTGCTAGGAGCAAATAAATATCGTGAAATCCACGGCGACTTTACTGTCGTTAATACAGACGGTGACGTAACATCACTGATCCAAAACGGAAATGATGTAACTAGCCGTTTTCGTGTATCTCAGCTTGGTGTCGGTGCTGCTGTGTCCTCTAATGAGGAAATATATCATTATGCAACCGCACCTGTTTACAAAGCAGAAGCAAGCAATGGAAGCAGTGGTGTTCGTGTTAATGTTGTCGGTGGAAGCTCAAACATCTATCGTGTTCAGGATAATGGCACAACGAAGATTGACCTTCGATCAAACGCATTTTTGCCTCAAAACGGAACATTAACTCTTGGCGGTGCATCAAATCTCTGGACGGAAGTGTATGCGGCAAATGGCACAATCAATACATCTGATGAACGATACAAGCAAGACATTGACAGCTTAGATGCTGCTGAACAAGCCGTTGCTCAAACTCTAAAAGGTTTGGTCAAGAAGTTTCGGTTTAAGGATGCTGTCGAAAAGAAGGGTGACGATGCCCGTATTCATGTTGGGGTCATTGCTCAGGAAGTTGTACAAGCCTTTGCAGATCAGGGTCTGGATGCAAATCGTTATGGCCTTCTTTGCTATGATGAATGGCAAGACGAATTTGACGAAGATGGAAACCAAACAAAAGTTGCTGGTGACAGGTATGGCGTTCGTTATGAACAGCTTTTGGCTTTCATCATTGCGGCACTGTAAGGAGGTTCAAAGATGACTATCAAACAACAAGGCGGCATCTTTGGTCGCAACCCTACATTCAACGATGTAGAAGCCAACAACTTAGATGTTGAGGCATTGGGGATTGGTGTAGCAGCCAACTCTACTAACATTCTGGAGTTGTCAGGTGCAGCACCAATTATGAAAGTGACTGCTGAGAATGGTGCTTCTGGATTTCGTCTAAATGTTTCTGGTGCTGGTTCAAATACTCTTCGAGTGCAGCAGGACGGTGCAAGCAAACTTGAATTAAACGGCAACAACTTAAAGATCAATTCTGGCAGCTTGCAGCTTGCAACTGCGGGTCAAGGCATTGACTTCTCTGCTACCGCTGGCACTGGCACAAGTGAACTGCTCGATGATTACGAGGAGGGGAGTTTCACTGTAGAAGTATTCGATGCTGCGTCTGGTGGAAATCAGTCCTCAACAACAACAACGGGGTATTACACCAAAATAGGTCGTCAAATAACTATAACCTTTTCAGGTTTGAATAATATATCTACGGCTGGAATGACGGCTTCTAACTTTTTGTATATTAGCTTGCCTTTTACATCTGACGGATCAGCAGGATCATCTTGTGGCAATCTAGTCTTAGATGGAGCATCTTTTCCAGCGGGAAGCTCTTTTGTGTCTCCATCTGTTTCAAATAATGCAAGCAGGATGCTTTTAAGAGCATCTGGAGATGGAGTTGCAGATTCTCCAATGCAGGTGCAAGATTTCAACGGCACCACGAATGATATTCAGTCGCTAACTGTAACTTACTTTGAATAAGTTGTAATAAGGATTATAAAAATGGCGCTAACAAAAGCAACTTATAGAATGATTGAAGGAATTTCTTCAAATGTTCTTGATTTTATCCCCGCCTCTGAACATGCTGCCATTCAAAATGGAACAAGCACTTACAATGCTTCAGCTAACATTCAAGCAGCCTTTAATGCTTCTTCTTCATTGTATTTCCCAAATGGAACCTATGTTATTGGATCGCAGATAACTTGGCCTAATAGTTTAAACTCTATTTTTGGAAACGATTCTAATTCTTGCATCATTAAAGCTGACGGGTCTTTGGACGCAAACATGATTTATGCCGTTGATGTTGATGGCATTGAAATTTCAAACATTACATTTGAGCATAACAATGATGTTGTTACACCTACGTTCGCCTCTGCCAATGACGAAAATATTATAACGGGATATAGAAGCTATAATATTTATATTGATAACTGTAAATTTTACAAAGCGCAAAATAGATTTATTCGACTTGATACGGAATCTGGAACTAATGTCAAGAATGTTACAATTACTGACTGCTATTTCCAAGATGGCAGTAAAGGTGGAATAAGCCTAGCTCGATGGGGTGAGAATGTAATTGTTCAAAATAACAAATTTCTTAATTGTGTAAACTCAACAATTGGAGGTGTTATTTTTGAAAAATCTATATCTATTCTCGGCGTTGATACGGTGTTAATAGATGGAAATAATGTAGAACAAACAAATTTAGATGGTGCCGCAATAATTGTTGAGTACGGTTCACGTTTTTCTACACATGCAACCATCACTAGAAATAAAATCCTGTATGCAGACATTAATCCTGCGTCTGGAAATAATATAAAAGTAGTGGCTAATCATGTAAATGTTGAGGGAAATTACTGTAGAAGGGCGGGAAGCTCATCAATTTATATTGCTGGATGCTCTTATTTTAATGTTATGAATAATGTCTGCCTTTACCCAAACGACAATGGAATTGTTTTGGAGATTGATAACGGGTCTTACGGCACCACAAATTGGGCTGACGGGTTAGTTTCAAACAATATAATTATTAATGCCAATGAGAGAAATAATGCGGCTGGTACTCCAGCAGGAGGAGGAGCTGACAGTGCAAGTTATGGTATTCTTGCAAGTTCAAACGGGGATAACGTAGATATAATTGGCAACCGTTTTATTGATTTGGGTAATTCTTTTAACGGTATTATAGTTGGCTGCAATAATTATCGGATCATGGATAATGACCTGTCCAAATTACATGCCTCTAAAATATCAATTGATAATTCAAATTCTTCAATATCTTATTATTGGAAAATATCAAACAACAAAGGTGCGCAAACAACTAACCAAGGATTAGGCACAATATCAAGTGGCAACAGTAGCGTAACAATAACGGCTGACATATTGGGGGAAAGCCTAGATTATGTAACGGCAACATGCAGAGGGCCTTGGAGTGGATCTGGAGTTTACTTATCCGTGACAGACGCTGCTGCCGATGATTTTACAATTGTCTGGAGAGACTCATCTCATAATGCAGCTAACGTCAGCTCTGATGAAGAATTTTATTGGAAGGTTTCTACAGAAGAAAACGCACATGGAAGATTTGGAAAAACAACAAGATAATACCCGTAGCGGGTGGACAGTCCAACCAAGGAGACAAAATGGCACTTTCAGAAGAAGTAAAGAACGACAAGATTGAAGTAGTACAACTGGCTGCTGGATATCCAGTAATCCAAGTTCGTACTGCAACGATCATCAAGCGTGATGACGTAGAGATCTCACGTAACTTTCACCGTCGAGTGGTAACACTTGGCGATGATTTTTTGAACGAAGAGCCAGATGTATTGGCTATCATCCAAGCAGTATTTACGGCTGATGCACAGGCTGCATACGCTGCCGCACAGGAGGTTGAATAATGTCTGGAGTAGTTACTAAAAGCATCACTGCTGAAAACACGTTCAGCGATACAATAAAGACTCAAGGTTACTTCAACCTGTCTATCTCTGGCATAGCTGGTGGTACGACAGTGACGGTACAAAAGCAGTCTGGCGTTGACGGCACCAACTGGACGAATGTTGATACATTCACATCGGACATTGAAACCTATGGTTTTGAAGCAGAAAGACAGAACTATAGAGTGGGAGTGGAGACGGGCAACTTCGGTTCTGGCACTTGCAAGGTTCGTCTTGGCTGTAAGTGGATCGACTATCTCTCATCATGAGCGACAGCCTTCTCACTAGAATAGGGGTCTCTGGTTATAACAAGCCGAAGAGAACACCCAAGCATCCCACTAAGTCACACGTCGTTGTGGCTAAAGAGGGTGATAAGGTGAAGACCATACGCTTTGGTCAGCAGGGTGTGAGTGGCTCCTCTCCCAGTGAGGGTGAGTCAGAGGCAGCAAAGGCGCGTCGTAAGTCGTTTAAGGCGCGTCATGCTAGGAACATCCGCAAGGGCAAGATGTCTGCGGCATATTGGGCTAATAGGACTAAATGGTAATGAGAAAACCAAAGAAGGGTTTGTACTACAACATAATGAAAAAGCGTGAGCGTATTGCTGGCGGTTCTGGTGAGCGTATGCGTAAGCCGGGCACTGCTGGCGCTCCTACAGCTAAAGCATTCAAAGAGTCAGCAAAGACGGCGAGACGTTAATGGACATGAACACAGCCTTTGATGTAGTTCTTGGTGGGCTGATGTTATTAGCGGGTTTCTTTATGAAGATATTTTGGGACATGCTACAAGGCACACGCAAGGAGCTACACGACATGGAGCGCAGATCAACCGAGACGTATGTGCGCCGAGATGATTACCGCATCGACATGGACGAGTTGCGAGATATGTTCACTCGCATCATGGACAAGCTGGATCAGAAGGCGGATAAATGAGCATATTATCCAGCGTCATTGGGCCGGTTGCCGATCTGGGAAGGACGTGGCTAGAGGGTAAGGTTGCCAAGACCAAAGCTAAGGCTGAAGCTGAAGCTGCGGTTATGATTAACCAATCCAAGAGCGCGGCTGATTGGGAAACTGCTATGGCTCGTGCCAGCAATCAAAGCTGGAAAGACGAGTGGATCACCATTTTGTTTTCCATCCCATTGGTTCTGGCGTTTGTCCCATCTGCGGTTCCGTATGTGCGTGAAGGCTTTGCAGTCCTAGCGACCATGCCAGACTGGTATCAGTATGGGTTGTCCGTAATCATCGCCGCATCCTTCGGGGTGAGGGGTGTCATCGGGATAATGAACAAGGTTAAGAAGTGATGCCGTTACTCAAAGGCAAAAGCAAGAAGGTTGTTCGTCGGAACATTCGCACATTATTGAGCGAGGGGAAGCCGCAGAAGCAGGCGGTTGCTATCGCGTACTCTAAGGCGAAGCGGTAATGGAATACTTGTACTTCAAGCGATCTGACTTCGACTGCCAAGAGACTGGCGAGAACGAGATGGACCCCGAGTTCATCCGCAAGGTTGACGAGCTACGCTCCGCCGTTGGTAGACCACTGTACGTAACGTCAGGATACCGCTCTCCCCGTCATAGTATAGAGGCAAAGAAGTCAAAGCCCGGCACTCATGCTCAGGGTATTGCTTGCGATATAGCAGTGGCTAACGGCGTGGAGCGCAGGCAGCTAGTGAAGCAGGCTTTTTATCTCGGATTCACTGGCATAGGGACGCATAAGGCTTTCGTGCATTTGGATATGCGAGAGACAGAACCCGTGTTATGGGTTTACTAAGGAATGGTTCTTGAGCTAGGGGCGATCATCAGCGGCTTGAACATGGCTGCGTCCGCGCTCAACAAAACAGCTCAAGCTACCCAAGACATCAGCCAGATCAGTGGCTACCTTGCTGCTCTAGCAGAGGGCCAGCACGATCTACAAAGACTTCAGAACACCAAGACCCTTAGCGCGGCAGATGCCGTCAAAGCGCAGTTAGCCAAGAAGGAAGCGGACGAGGCGATATCTCAAGTGAGGGATGCTTTCATCTACTCAGGTAATGGGCAGCTATGGGAAAACGCTATGACTGCTATGGCAGAGGCTCGGAAGGCTAGGGCTGCTGAGGTTCGTAGGCTAGAGTTGGCTAGGAAGCGTAGACGAAAAGAGATTGCTCAGTTCGCCATTGCTTTATCAATTGCTTTGGGGCTGGTGCCGTTAGCAATAATCCTAGCCATATGGTTGATCTTCCAGATATGAAAAGATTCTTCGAGCTACTATCCGACTTGTCATACATCGCAATCATGGTTGTTGGGATCTTCGTTGCAGTGTGGCTTGCTTCGATCCTAGTCTAACTGTATTGAAATAAACACTAGGCAAGGTTAGAGGGAGAGGGCCAAGAAGTCCGCTTGGTTAGCAGCATTACTTTGTGTCTTGTAACGCCTAGCTGATCTGCCATCCACCGGGTCGTCTTTCCTTCTCGTTGCCATTCATAAATTTGGCGCTTTGTCTGTTCGCTGAACGGCGCTATGACCGAAGCCAGAACTTCAGAGAGATATCGCTCCCTTAGTTTTTCTTGGCACACAATGGCTTTATAAAACATATCTACCGGCTCTCCTTGAACCCCGTATGCCTTTGGTGGCAAGTCTTGCATCGTCTAGTTACTCCGGGTGTTAAGTCTGCTTTCTCAAACAATCCTTTGCAGTTCATGCAGACGTTCATATCTCGTGGTACACCGAATGGGATCTCTGTAATTTTATTCCCTTCGGCCAGCCATTTCTTTAGCGCGTCGTTCATCGTCTTTCCTTTTGTACAATGGCAAACCCTACGTTGCCAAGTTTTGATTTGACTGGAAACTGTGGGCCAAGTAGATCATCTACCCTATCAACTTCTTGTTTTATCCAAGACGGTAACGGGTCTGGACACTTAACCTTCACCCCGTTGTACTCAACCCCGTGTTTGTATTCCAGATACCTTGTGGCTATGCCTTCATTCTCACTGGTGCCGTTGGTTCTGCCCTCGCTCCCCTCACTCTTTGACGTACTCAGTGCGGTGATCTGGGAGCGTATATCCTTGGGGGTGGGGAAGTGATCGAGTTTCTCTATCAACATACCTAGCGCATCCTTCAGCAGCGCAGGGCTATCACGGCAGAATGCTTCGTAATGAACTTCACCCAAGCCCTCGGGCCAGTCTCTTTTTTTGAACGGATGAAGCTGGAAGAACGGTCGGTACAGTGCAGTGAATTCTTTTTTCTCAATCATGTTTTCCCCTAGTGCGCCAGATGACCACGTTAATGTATGAATGAATGCGGGTACAAGCACATGGACTATTTCTCTATCCCCAAAGGGGGGCTGACGCTGACGCTCGCCTGCCCGGAAAGTTCCCGCGCTCCTATGGTGCTAGAACGGTATGTCTTCGTCTAGCGATTCAAAGGCATCCGGCTGCGGTTGGGCTGGTCGAGACTTGTTTGGGTCTGGCTTCCAAGTATCTACTTCCGCGTATAATTTGCCTGACTTGGCTTCCTTCACTTGAAGGTTGATCCAATCATCCGACTCGCCTTGCAGCCAGTCCATGACTTCCTGCCGCTTGATGCTTAGTCCAAACTTAATGAAGTCTGGGGCGTTGTCTTTCGGTGGCTTGACGTACAAGCCCTTTGCAAAAACCTTATCGCTCATTGGTTACTCTCCTTATTAGCGGGTTTCTTTGTAGCATGTCCCAAAATATCTTCATATACGACTTTATTGATGTATCGTCTGGTCTGGCTTTGAAGTAGCGACCACACAGCCACGGTTCGTTCCTGATTTGTTTTCAATGCTGACCATATTTCTAGGATCTTCTGGGTGCTCTCGTTCTGTACCGCTTGTACAAGGTCATTCGCTACCATCTTGTCGGCTTCCGTTGGGATGGTTGCCTTATCCTCTGACTGCACGTCAGCCATAACACCACGGCGCTTATCGAACTGCTCGGGTGTCATCTTGGAATCAGAGTACAGGTATCTAGCGATCCCGAAGGATACAGCAGCGCGTTTGAATGCGTCACTGAATCCGCCTTTGTCGCCTTCGATAGATGTCTCACCGGCACCATCTGACTTTGCTACCCATTCCCCATCTATCTTGATAGAGAGGGTGCAGCAGTAGTTGCCGCACACTTCCGAAAAATGAGTCTGCCAGTTCTCAGTACCGACGACTTCGTCCAATCGGGTCTGGACTTGGCGCGCATCGACATAAGACAGCATCTTGCCGCCCGGCCCTTTGCGCTCCTTAACCTCACCCTTACCCCACGGCCTACTAAGCGCGTGGTAGATTTCACTTGCTGTTGATTCCATCCATAAGCTCCTTTAACTTTTCGTGCATAAACTCTCGACGTTCCTGAGTGCCCCTTGGTATCTCGCATTGCTCAATCTCTTTCACAATGTCATCGCCGCTTCGCTTCGGCACCAACTCATCATCTGCCGACAGATCGTCCTCGAACATTTCGCTTTTGACTCGCCCCATTACCGAACCTCCGTTACTAAACCAATGACTCGACCACGCTGGATAATGAAATACTGACCGGCAGGGTTGCCGTTGATAACGTCCGCTTCTTCAAGACCGCCATCGGTATCCGATTGGACACCATTGTGTGGGTGCTGCTTGATATCAAGTCCGTCTTCACGAATCCAGAAATCAACAAGGCGATCCATCTCATCGCGGGTGTCGGCAATGATGCCGTTGTCGAAGGACAGGTATTCATCCATGCCAAACCAATGAAGGTTGAACTGGGTGTCGTTGTCTTCGACTTCATCCATTTGGTGCTGGTAGTCATCGTCGCCCCACAGTCTTTGAAACTCTGGATCTGACTCGATAGGTCTGTCTGGTACGTCGTACATATTTGTTTCCTCTGTTGTGTGAGGCCAATTAAACACGATTCTTTTATGCAATGCAACCATTCCAATGAAAACTTTTTCAGTGTATTGTTTGGGGTCAACAGGAGAAAGAAATGAATCCAGAAGTATTTGAGAAGTTGAGAGTGAAGGCTGGTGGTGTGAGTGCATTGGCAAGGGCTATGGATACATACCCACAACAGATTCAACATTGGAGGTCTCTTGGAGTGCCTGCTCCTCATGTGGTACGGTTATGCCGTATATCTGAAGGCCAAGTGAAACCACACGATATCAGGCCTGACATCTTCCTAGAAGAATGGACGGTTTAGTTTGCGGTCGGCTCCCTTTCCCCTCCCTCCCCTGTTGTTAGGGAGTCGGCCCTCTTTTACGGTTTGTCCTGCACCGAAAGCAGCAGAGGCCTGTACGCAATTACGTACGGGTGCCGGTGGTTAACCGGCTGGACGAAATGACCAAAGACAATTTGCTTGAAGCTGCGCGTCTTAGTAGGAACGCGAAACGGAACACTCGTAAACGGTGGCAATAAAACCCTCTCCCTCATTGTAAATATGAGTTGAGAGGTGGGCAGAGTTTGGGCTAGCTCAGAAGTAGTCGAGTGGAAATACAGCAAGTAATACAGACAAAGATTAGTAAGGGCCACCAAACCCTACTAAATGTCACGGCATGTCTAAAAAAAGGGAGAGAGGAATGGAAGAGCAACCAGATAAAATGGATCGGATTCTCAACCGCCTAAGTGAAAGACTGGGGGAGTGGGAGGAGTGGTCACAGATAGCGATAGAGAATGAAGCAGCGTTTAAGTCTTACACGGCTTTATCAACGAAGACACACATGGACTCAGGGTGTAGCCATGCTAAAGCGCAAGTCGAAGTCCAAGCCACACCCGAATGGGCAGCCCATTTCAAAGCAGTCGCAGAGTCCAATCTCCGAGTAGAGATGGCGAAGAAGCAGATGACTGCGCTGGATTTACAGTTCCGAGCAGAGCAGACAAAGCAAGCCAACCTGAGAAGGGTGGTATAATGGCTGAAACACTACGCGCCAAAGCATTGAAAACGCTCCAGAAGTTACGCAGAATGGAGTGCGCCAACGATGAAGGCTACTGCAAATGTGTATCCTGCGGGGTATCAGTACACTGGAAAGAGTGTGACGGTGGTCACTGGCTACCAAAGGGATCAAGTTCGCGCTGGGCATTGGAGCCAGAGAATGTGTGGAGTCAGTGTAAATCGTGCAATGGCTTTCAGATGAAGCATGGCAGCGCAGCCCAGCAATACACTATCCACATGATTGACTTCTATGGAAGGGAGTTCGTTGACCACATGCTCGATACCCGAAGGGATATTCACAAGCTGTACGCTGCCGACTACCGGGAGATGATTGCCGATTGGTCTGAGCAGATCAAAGGGCATGAGCGCAGGTTAGGAGTGAGCGGGCGATGAGGTCGCCAAGGTCTGTGGCTGCGGATATGGTCAAGGCTATGGACGCTGCGATGAAGCAGGTTTGGGACGCAGAGCCAAAGAAAGAATCTCATAAGGGATTGAAACGACAAGTATTTGCGCATGTGTGCAACAACTACGCAAGGCGAGGGGGCTATGGGAAGATCGAAGTTACCGACTGATCCTGAAGTATTCGCAGTAGAGTTTGAGTCTTTGGGCGCTACTAACCTGGCTACCAAATACAACGTCTCGGTCAGAAACGTCTTTTCCAAGCGAAAGCGGGTAGAGGGTATTCTCGGCAGGACTTTAAGCGTCCCAGCGCACTTATCCAGAGTGAAAGGGCCGAGGAAATCGGTGCGGCATACGCTAACCATCAAGAAAGACAAAACCTTTTTGATAGGCTCGGATGCTCACTATGAGGCCAATTCCGTAACCACTGCTCATCTTGCTTTTGTAGAACTAGCCAAACAGCTACAGCCAGATGTCATCGTTCTGAACGGCGATTTACTAGACGGGGCTAGTATCAGCCGTCATAGCCCTTTAGGTTGGGAGGAGCGCCCAACTGTCGAGCAAGAAATAAACACAGTCACGCAAAGGCTTTTAGAAATTGAAAAGGCTGCGCCAAACGCGGAGCGTTTCTGGACTATGGGCAACCATGACCAGCGGTTTGATATGTCGTTGGCGCAGAATGCTTCTATGTTTCAAGGGGTTCCGGGTTTTAGCTTGAAAGATCACTTCCCAAGCTGGACATTTTGCATGTCTCTTTGGGTGGAGGGTGCGGAAAAACCGATAATGATTAAGCATAGGTTTAACAGCGGAATCCATGCGGGATACAACAACGCCTTGAAGTCGGGCGTCCACATGGTCACGGGCCACACTCATCAAATGGAGTGTAAGAGTTGGTCAGATTATAACGCTCACCGCTACGGAGTTCAGTGTGGGACTATGGCAGACCCGCACCAACCGAGCTTCGACTACGCAGAGGATACGCCAAAGAATTGGGTATCAGGCTTTGTCGTGCTGACCGTCCGTGATAACTTCCTACTGACCCCAGAGTTTGTGAAGGTTCATAAGCCAGCGGAATATGAATGGCGTGGTGAGATTCATACGGTAGACTACGAATGATGAAAGAAATAGAACCGTGGGAATACATTGTAGCTAACCAGCTCAACTTCTTGAGTGGGCGGGTAGTGCAGTTAGTCACGGAATACGGGGTGACAAAAGACATTCAAGTTCTGGAAGAGGCTTGTCGGGATCTTGCTACACTGGTTCAACGTGAACGCTTCATTGAGGAGAGGTTTGGTGCCGACGATAGTGATTGAAGACATGGACAACAACTCGCAGGTCACGATTATCATCTCGGACTTGTACGAGGAAGTCCCAGAACCGAATCCCCCAGCAGAGAAGCCAGAGGATCAGGCGAGGGAGAATGTGTGGCTGGTTAATGGCAAGCAGGCCGAAAACTGAACAGGTGTTTCCGACTTCGCTTGACCCACTCGCCCTCCATCTCTGAATACTTAACGCCTTTCATCTTCTTGATGCTTCCGTCTGGATGGACAAAGTCTGTTTTCTGAGCGGTTAGCCCGTGGTAGGTAAAGTTTGATGCTTTGTAGATTCCACCAGTGTGGCCTTGGGCTGTGTCAGCGTAGGTAATGACCAACCGCAGTGGATAGCGTTGCTGAAGCAGCTTGATTGATTGGGATATAAGGCGAGAGGGTGAGTTTCTGGGCGATCCTTCCCTGAAGGCCAGTCTCGTAATCTCCAACACCCCATGCTGCTCGTCGCTCTTGTACAGGCCGTTTATGTTTCTAGCGTTGGGTATCCCGTAGGTTATGGCTCCCCAGCAAAACGAATCGAATACAGCGCCAAAGCTGTACACGTGCAAGAAGCCTTTATCGCCAAAGTAATGGCTCTCCTTGTACACTTCAGCCGCCACGCCCTTGCTGACTTCCTGAATACAGAACATCTTTGGGGAGGTTGGTGGTGTCGCGGTGATGCCAAAGAGATCATCTTGCATTGCAAGAAGGCCGAAGGCTTAGATAGTCCCCGTGGACACCATCACAGACCGATTGGATATAGATTGCTTCTTCGTGCAGCGCGTCTTGGTAGTCGGTCTCGGACACGCAAGAGATCAAAACAACCAGCAAAAGGGCGAGTGGGTAACGTAGTTTCATGTGATCCCTTGGCCGCTTACGCGGCTTCTCCTTCAACGTGAATGAAGTCATCCATCAAGAATTCTTTGACGCCTTTCATGCAATCCAGATAGGTGTGCGTGAAGCGTACAAAGACGGTCTCATCAGCATCGCTATCGCGGAACACTACGCGGTAGTTGTACTTGTCGTTGCCGTCCATGACCAAGGCTTCTAGGCCATCGGTCTCGTTGCGGTAAGTTGCGATCAGTTCGATTTTCATGTCCGTTCTCCTGTTGTGTGAAGCCATTAAAAAGGAATCTTTCATAGGAGTCAAGGGGTATAACAAAAAAGTTAAATTAATTTCCGCAAGTAATGTACAATAGTTCTTGCTATCCGTTAATCAATTTGGTATTTGGCGACACATGGCAGATCATCGACACAAGATCCCCAAGAAGGATCAAGCAAAACACTTCCCGAATTGGGATCACGGCGGTAAGGGTGACAGACCTAGAATCGCTGGACGACTGAACAACAACTCACCTAAATACCAAGACGGGTGGGAGAGAATATTCGGGGGTAAACGTGGCGAGGACTAGAGCACAAGAGAACCGCGCTATACGCCAAGAGGCACTCAGAGAGCAGCTAGCGGGGCAGGGTCATGTCCAGCATGTAGTTGATATAACAGAGAAACTTTGCAATCTGGATGACGACTTAGACCAACTAGCAGTTACTAGACTGAAGGCTGCTGCTGATATCAAGATGAAACTCATTGGTAAGTACATTGGGGATGTTAAAGCAGTAGAGATAACAGGAGAGGGTGGGGAATCCTTAACGATCAACGTGCAGTCTTTCAAAGATGCCTAGTATCTCTATCCCGAATGAGTGGGCACCGCGTCCGCATCAGATAGGACTGTTTAAAGCCTACGACGCAGGCACCAAGCGGTTCTGTGTGGTGTGGCATAGACGCGCAGGCAAGGACTCAACGGTACTGAACCTATCGGCTAAGGCAATGCTAGAGCGGGTGGGCACATACTGGCATCTATTCCCCTATCAAACCCAAGCACGCAAGGCGATATGGAACGGCATCGACTCCAAGGGCAGGAAGATACTAGATCAGGTATTCCCGCAGGAGATACGCAAGCGCACTAGCTCACAGGAAATGCTGATCGAACTGGTAAACGGCAGCACATGGCAGTTAGCAGGCTCAGACAACTACGACTCTTTGGTGGGTAGTAACCCGGTGGGCGTGGTGTTCAGTGAGTGGAGCTTGTGCGATCCGAACGCATGGGCGTACATCAGGCCGATACTTGCAGAGAACGATGGGTGGGCTTCATTCATCTACACGCCACGGGGCAAGAACCACGGCTACTCGCTATACAACATGGCACGCAAGTCTGACGATTGGTACTGCGAGAACCTGACGGTAAACGATACCAAGAGAGAGGACGGATCGCCGGTCATCACACACGAGATCATCGACCAAGAACGTGCGGAAGGCATGGAGGAAGCACTCATACAGCAGGAGTTCTATGGCTCCTTTGAGTCACAGATAGCAGGCGCGTACTACGCAGACCAGATAAGCGCAGCCAAGGATCAAGGGCGCATCGGTAGACTACCTATTGAACCCTCGCTCCCTGTTCACACTGCTTGGGATTTGGGCATAGCGGATGCTATGAGTATTTGGCTGTTCCAATCGGTAGGCAAAGAGATCCGGCTGGTCCACTACTACGAGGCTACGGGCAAGGGCATGGAGCATTACATCCAGTATCTGAACCAGTGGGCAAATACCAATGGGGTGATGCTAGGTACACATCTAGCGCCACACGATATCGAGGTGAGAGAGCTTACATCTGGACGATCACGCAAGGATGTGGCTAGGCAGATGGGTATAGCGTTTCGCACTGTGCAACGCCCACGAGTAAAGGCAGAGGGCATACAGGCTGTGAGGCGCATGTTCCCGAGGTTCTGGATAGACGACGAGAGAGCGGAGCAGGGCTACAACTGTGTCGCATCATATCGACGTGAATGGGATGAGAAGGCTGGTCGGTTCAGGGATAACCCGGTACACGACTGGGCATCACACGGAGCCGATGCGCTGCAAACCCTCGCCCTCGGGTGGAGAGAGAGTCTGTCACCGGCACACATGCAGAGAGCACCACAGACAGCCAAGGTAAACTTCAATGTCTTCGGGTGAATACTTCTATGCGGTGTTCACGCCTAGCCGAGATCATTGGTGGTGTAGGTTTCTGCACCCTGACTATCAGCACTGCTATCTAATCAAGGCGGAAGCGGGGCGATGGATTGTGTACGGCAAGACCACAGACGGGCTAGACCTGTTCACGATGGAGGAGTTTGATATATCCGTAGGCAATATGATCGTGGTCAAGGCTGAGGTAGAGGATGATGGGCGAGGATTATTCATGCTCAACACTTGTGTGGGGCACACTAAACAGGCGTTAGGTATCTGGAATCCTTGGATACTCACGCCATACCAGCTATATAAACACTTGACGAGGAATCAATGAGCAAAGCACTTAAACGGGTGACAAGCAAAGTCGGGGCGCAAGCCAGATCAGACGCAATGGCGGCACAGCTAGCAGCCAAGAAGAAGCCAGAAGCGACGGGTGTAGCGCGGGGCGAGGCGACAACACAGCGCCAAAGACGATCAACATTACTTAAATAGGAGGCATCATGAGAAAGCCAAAGAAGCCAGAACCAACAGCAAGAGAAGTAGCGGTTACTGCAAGACAGGAACGCGCACTGGACGAGGAAATCGAAGAGCAAGAGCAACGATTACGAGCACAGCGTAGAGGCCAGCTAGGCACTCGATCACTGTTAGCTGGTGCTCCAGCAAGCAGAGCGGGGGCTGCGTCTGGTATGGGCCGTGGTAGACCTGCTGGTAGGGGCTTTATGGGCCGTGGTACTAGATCTAGCATTGTCGGTGCTGGTGCTGGTCAGATGGGCGGCATCCAGATTGCAGGGCCGGGTGCAGTATGAAGTCGCCTAAATACCTTGGCTCAGTCAAGGACATGAAGCGCAGAGAGAAGCGAGCATTTGATACTGAAGGCATGTGGCACGACCAGATGTCTGATGTGTACGAATACTTCCTGCCTCAGCGTAACCTGTTCGAGACAGAGAATACGGGGCAAAAGAAGATGGATCGCATATTCGATTCAACTTCTCTCACTGCTATTCAACAGGCTGCTAGTAAGTTGCAAGAGAACATCGCTCCGATACAGGCGCGATGGGCTTCCTTCCAACCCAGTAACGAGGTCTTAGAGATACTCGAACAGGGTGAGGTGGGTGTCACTGAGCAACAGATACGCGAGAATCTCGACAAGCAGGCGAACATAGTCTTTGACTACATCAACCGCAGTAACTTCGGTACTCAGTTCTACGAGGCTTCGCTGGATCTGCTGATTGGTACAGCTACGCTACGCATCGACGAGACCGATGACGACCTAAACCCCATCGTATTCCACTGCATACCGCAGAAGGGCATAGCGTTTGAGGAAGGGCCATTCGGTAACATCGAGACACACTGGCGTAGGTTCAACGTCAAGGCTCGATTGCTTGAGCGTATGTGGAAAGGCGTGGAAGTATCCGAGGCTGTACGGGCGCTGATTGATAACTCTCCCGACACTGACCTTGCGGTGAGTGAGGGCGTGGTATTCGAGCCTAAGTCCAAGCGGTACTACGGTTGCTTATGGGTGAATGGTGAGGATCGGTTCTCATGGATTGAGGATTTCGGTGAAACATCGCCTTGGGTCACTGGTCGATACACAAAGGTAGCCGGTGAGGTGCGTGGTCGTGGGCCTGCAATGCAGTGTCTTCCCGATGTGCGGAGCTTGAACAAGGCCAAAGAGTTTGTATTGCAGAAGGCTGCTATCGACTTGGCTGGTATGTACACGGCAACCGATGATGGTGTGACCAATCCCTATAACCTGACCATCGCACCGGGCGTAGTCATTCCAGTGGGATCAAACAACACCAGCAACCCGTCGATCATGCGTCTGGACACAGGCACCAATCTGGGACTAGCACAGTTCGAGATCACTGAACTGCAAAACTCCATCAAGCTGGCGCTGTTTAATGACCTGAGAGACCCTGCCGGGCCTGTCCGTACAGCCACTGAGATAGCCATTGAAAGCAGAGAGCTAGCCAAGCGCATTGGTTCTGCCTTTGGACGGCTACAAACAGAGGTCTTGATACCCATTCTCAAGAGGGTGGTGTCTATCCTGATGCGTCGTGGTCTTATCATGCCGATTCAGCTAGACGGTAGAGACGTAGACGTTAAGTTCACATCCCCTCTCGCTCGTGCTCAGGATGGTGAGGACTTGCTGTCACTCCAACAGGCGGTGCAGTTCGTTGCCAATAACGCTGGCCCTGATCTGATTGCTACGTCATTCAAGATTGAGGACTTCGGCAGCTACGTTGCTGAGAAAACCGGCATGGCGTCCGAGCTAGTCCGTAGTGATTCGGAGAAACAGCAGGCAATCCAAGCCGGAGCGCAGCAGGAAGCAGCCCAGATGGCTCCAGAAACGCCTCAATTGCAGGTTGTTGAATGAGTTGGGAAAGCATAGAGGGTAGCAATGAGGACGCTCACAAGGCTTCTGCGGAGGCCAGAGAGCGTTTCTCTGAATTATGCAAGGCATACAGCCGGTGTTTTGCTACCGAAGATGGGCAAAAGGTGGTGGAGGATCTGACACGGAAGTTTCTGCTGGATAACTCCACTGACCTTGGCGCGAAGAACGTGGAATACGAGGCCGCTTACCACAATGGGGAGGCGGGTGTAGTCCGTATGATCGTTCACTACATGCAACAAGCGGAGAAAGTATGAGCGAAGTGGAAGAGATGGAAGAGGTGAAGCCCAAGAAACGGGCAACCAAGAGCAAGGTCGAAGTGATTTGCTCTGAAACCGAGTACCTGAAGAAGATCAAGTTTGATATGGAGTGGCTGCAAAAGATCGGCACTCAGTACGGCATTGATCGGTTCGAGTACATACACAAATTCAGGGCGTTTCGTTGCTGCAAGTCCGGTCAACACGTTGATTGGGTGGATGTAAACGATGTCGCGCTGTTAAACGGTGAGCGGAGACTGGTACAGATCCTTCTCAAGCACCAACCTGTAAGCCCCAAGCGGGCGGTAATTAACTATCCTTGGAGATAAGAATGTCAGAGGCCGTTGAAAACGACACCCTTGAAAGCAATGAACCCGCGTCCCTTATGGATGCAGCAGAACCCACACTCTCTGAAGGTGAGTACTTCTTAACGGAGGGAATCAAGGGTACTGGTGACACACCTGAGTGGTACAAGGCGGAGAAGTACAAGTCCGTGGCTGACCAAGCCAAGGCATACACAGAATTAGAAAAGAAGTTCGGCGGCTTTACCGGCGCTCCTAAAGATGGCTACGCCATACCAGAGGGAGTGGAGCAAGGTGACGAGCTAATGGACGCGCTCAAAGGTTTTGCCGAGAAAACCAACATGAATCAGGACTCGTTCAACGAGGCTTGGGATCTGTTGGTCGCTCAAAGCGATGCGGTTGAGGAAGTATCTGCCGAGATGGAGATGCAGCGTCTAGGTGATAACGCACAGGAGCGGGTAAAGACTGTTGAGCAGTTCATGAAGAACAATCTCGACAATGATACCTACGAGAAGGTGCGCTATGCGGTTAACAGTGCGGAGTCTATCGAACTGGTAGAGGCGCTGATTGGTGCCACGGCTCCAGCCAAGCTACCTATCGACGGACACATCGAACCCGGTGGCCTGACATGGGGCGACATTGAGGCTGAGATGTTCAAGAAAGACGATAATGGCAACCTGCTCAGATCGGTTGATCGTAACCATGAGGCAAAAATTCAGCGAATGATGAAGGAATTTGGTGGAGATAAACCATATATCCAGACATTCGGTTAAATTTATTGTTGACAAACCTGTATTTGTGGTATCTTAGCAAGGTCGGATACCCCATTTGGGCCTGACAGATTTGGGTTAAGGACTGACCGATCTGTCGGGTACTCAGTTTAAGACCTTAGAGTGAGAGGCAATCACGCCTCGTTAAATTAATTTTGACAACTTTGAGGACTTAGTAATGTCAAAGAATCTATCTGCTGTTGCAGTAACCGAGTTTGACAGTATGGTCAAACATGCCTATCAGGGCATGGGCTTGCTGAAGAACGCGGTAACTCTGCGTAATAATGTTGTAGGCGATACCTACAAGTTCCGTCGTATGGGCAAAGGTCTTGCCAACCAGAAGTCTACTTCTGATCTGGTAACTCCAATGGACGTTGGTCATGAGTTCAAGACTGCCACATTGGCAAACTGGAACGCTCCTGAGTACACGGACATCTTTGATGCCGCCGAGGTTAACTTCGATGAGAAGCAAGAGCTTGCTTCCACCATCGCTGGTGCCTTGGGTCGTCGTTGTGACCAATTGGTTATCGACGCTATGGACGGCTCAACCCCTCTCACCACTGCTGTTCCTGCTGGCGGTACTAACCTGTCAATGGAGAAGGTTATCTCCGCACAAGTAGAGCTGCGCGATCAAGGCGTACCGAACACTGAGTTGTTCGCTGCCATTGAAGCTGGTGGTCTGGGCGGTTTGTTGAATGATGAGAAAGCTACTTCTGGCGACTACCAAGCTATCAAGGCTTTGGTTGCTGGTGAAGTTAACACTCTTGTGGGCTTCCAGTTCATCATCATCGAAACTCGCACCGAGGGTGGATTGACCGAAGCGGCTAACGTCGTTGACTCATGGTTCTTCCAGCGTCCTGCTGTTGGCCTAGCCATCGGCATCGATATGAAGACCGAAGTTAACTGGATCGCTGAACGTACTGCTTGGTTGACCAACGGTATGCTGAAAGCTGGCTCTGTCGTTCGCGACGAGGGTGGTCTAGTTAAAGTTCAATACGACAAGACCGCATAAGGAGGATCTCTCATGGCTTTTGATTACAGCAAACTTTCCCGCATTGGTGGGATGGGCGATGCTCAGAAGGTGTACTCGTATGCCTCTGTTGACTCTATCGCCACGGTTACTGGTACGGATTACTTCCTGCCAGCAATCAACGAGTTGCAGGTCAATGACGTTATCTTCGTAAGTGATAGCGACGCTGCGGCTGTTACCGTTACGTTTGTAAAGACGAACGACGGCAGCACGATTGACTGTGCATCTGGTACGGCGCTAGGCGACGCCTAGTTTGGGTGGGGGGTTTCGGCCCCCCGCTCTTTTTTTGAGGATAAGATATGGCGAGTAAGATCGACCTAGTAAGTAACGCGCTGATCCTTATTGGTGATTCGCCTATCAACACACTAGACGGCAACACTCGCGCCCAGCAGGTTGGGTCTAACCTGTACGACAACATTGTAAAGTTTGAATTAACCAAACACAGGTGGGGGTTTGCCCGTAAGAAGGCGCAACTTTCACTAACGACCGATGTCCCTGCAGATCCTGAGTGGCAATCTATCTACCAACTGCCAACAGACCTTCTGGTACTTATCAAGTTATACCCCAACACCGGCTATCAAGTGTATGGCGACAAGGTATATACCAATGGTAAGTCCGCTCTGTACTGCGACTACATATATGACGTACCTGAGAGTGAGTGGCCTGTTTACTTCTCGAAGATGATTGAGTACGCATTAGCCAAGGACTTCGCTACGAGCGTCAGGGACAGCGTTTCTGCAAGGGGAGAGATGGCTGCGGAGTACCTGAATGCGTCCCGCATGGCGCGTTTTACGGACTCTCAGCAGCATCCACAGACGAGGATACACAGTAACCCGTTCACAAATGTGAGGTACTAATGGCTTTTGATAACGAAGCACTCTCTCATGTTGGTGGAAGTTCGCCCGCTCCCCGTATTTATACTTATGAGACTATTGAGGACAGAACCATTGTCTTGGGTTCTGGGTACTTCAATGAGGCTTACACCAAGCTACAGGTAAAAGACCTAATCATCGTCAACAACAGTGTTGAGGTGTACACCGCCAAGGTTACAGCTGTCTCTAAGAACCTTGTCACAGTAGCAAAGACATCATTCCTTGATCGTGAGTATGCGTATTACTACATAAGCCAAGATACGGCGCTGGCATTGAATGATGACGGCGTGACCTATACCAAAGTACCCAATATGATTGCGCCGATTGTGCGCGATTTTACGATCACTAACGGCACGTTGAAGTATCACGGGGTGGGTGGGTTGTTTCAATTTGTTGGCTCTGTCGATATGTCTTCTCGGAAAAACGCAGACATTCACATTACGCTGTTTATCAATGGCGTTGCGTCAGGACAGACGGTAGTGCGCTCGTTTACTTCTGCGAATAAGCGTGGATCTACAACATCCAACGGTATTTTTCAGATCAATACCAATGATGAGTTTGAAGTCAGGATGAAGGGTGACGGCACTACTGGTTTGACCGTCGATATCTTTGGCATGAATCTCACATTCTTGGAAGTATAGATGGCTAAGACACGGTTCATACAGTCTAGCTTTGTAAGCGGCGAGCTTAGTCCTCTACTGAAGGGTCGTATTGACCTTGCCCAGTATTATCAGGGCGTACAGACTGCTAAGAACGTGGTTATCGTGCCTCAAGGTGGAATGAAGCGTCGGCCCGGTACCGAGTATGTGCAGACTGTTCTCAACACTCTCACTCGTAATACTACGGTTGCCACAGCGCCCAATGGTGGAACGGCTGCCAACGTAAATGATGATAACGATTCCACGGTATGCACCACCACTGTAGGTATATCCACTACAAATCCGTATGTGGTTTGTAAGTTCGATCTAGGATCTGCCAAAGCGGTAGAGTTCTTTGATGTCAGGAACGTGTTTCTGTCTGCTGGCACGTCTAGCGAGTTCAAGATTCAGTATTCAACGGACGATGTGACCTACACTGACGCGGCTAGTGTCCCACTGCTGGGTGTTTCTACGCAGGACTTCCGTTTATTCGTGGGTAAGACGGCTAGATACTGGCGGTTGGCTAGGATCGGCTCTACTGATCTCACTACTTCTGTGGTTTCGGTGGGTACGGTTGCGCCGATTGAGCAGACCGCTACCGCATCTAACTTCAAGATGTTGGACTTCAGCGTGGAGGATGACCGGCACTACCTGTTACTCCTGACTGAGAACAACATTCGCGTATTTCGCGCACCAAATACCCATGTTGCGGACATAAAGACCACTATCGTGTCCGCTGACGTGCCCGATGTACGGGCTACTCAAGTTGAAAACGTGATGCTGTTGTTCCAAGAGAACACGGCTCCACAGCGTTTGATTAATCTGGGTACAGACATCGACTGGTTTATCGACAATGTGCCGTTTACCAACGTGCCCCAGTACGATTACAATGATTCCTCTAGCCCCACACCCGTTAGTGATGTGCAGGTTATGACCCTTGCCTCTTTTGTTGCCGGTGATAAGTTCCAGATAGACATAGAGGGAGTGGTATCAAAGAACATTACGTTTGCTGGTGATGCTACTGCGGACGAGCAAGCGGCTACTGTTGCAAATATCCAGCGCAACATCCAAGAAATGCCGGTGATGGGCGAGACAGGCGTGGTTGTTGCCCGTACTGGCGCTACTCAATACTCGATTACAGTGGGTGGGGAGTCGGCAAAAGACTTTGAATTGTACGCAGCCTTCGCTACTACGGGCACTGCTAGCAAGACTATCGCCTTTACGAAGTCTACAAACGGTTCTCCACGACGCGAGGACGTGTGGTCGGCTACCCGAGGCTACCCCAAGACAGCATGTTTCTATGAAGGACGGTTGGTTCTTGGTGGTACTCGGTCTAAGCCACAGTCTTTGTTCTTCTCCAAGTCTGGATCGTTCTTTGATTTCGATATTGGTGATGGCGATGATGACGAAGCAATCTTCGTGACCATTTCATCCCGCAAACTGAATGACATTGTTGACGTGTTCCCCGGTCGTAACTTGCAGGTATTTACTTCTGGGGCTGAATTTGCAGTTACTAGCAAGCCGGTTACACCATCAAGTGCGCAAGTTGCACCACAAACGTCACACGGTGCGCTAAACGTAGAGACTCAAGACGTGGACGGCTCCACCATTTTTGTGGATCGTAACGGTAAGTCGATTAGAGACTTCGTGTTCTCGTTCAATGAAGACGCATACGTTACACAGGATCTATCTGTGCTCGCCTCTCACTTGATTACTCAGCCTGTAGACATGGCTCTACTGAGTGGCACGCAGAGCGATGACGCCAACTGGGTGTTCTTCGTGAACAACGACGGTAACGGTGTGATCCTGAATACTCTCCGCGCTCAGGACATTACCGGGTTTACGCGATGGGAGAACACTGGCGACATCAAAGGCGTGTGCGTTGTAGACGAAGACCTATACTTGGTTACTGAAAGAACCATCAACAGCGCGACCGTTAAGTTCTTGGAGCGTTGGAGCTTCGATTACAAGATGGATGCCTCTATCAAGATAGCCCCTACAGCGTCCCAGACTGTCCTCACAGGCTTAGATTACTTGGAGGGGGAAATGGTACAGATCGTTGCTGACGGCGTTGTACTGCAAGAGAGGGCGGTCTCAGGTGGCTCTATAACCCTAGAGGCTAGCGAGACAGGATATACCAGCGTTGAGGTTGGTCTAAACTTCGCTATTGAACTGAAGCCGATGCCGTTGAATACGAATGTCGGCAGTGGTCAGAACCAGATGCGCCTCAAGCGCGTGGTAAGAATTAACTCCCGTGTGTATCAGTCTTCTGGGGTGTACGTTAATGGTAACGCGGTGCCGATCAGAGCATTTGGCGCTGCACCAGATACCCCATTGGATAACCCGCCAGACGTACTGACGGGGATTATTGACGATATTTACGGTACAGATGGATGGACGAGAGAGGAGGTGCCGGTGTTCACGGTTCCCGATCCTACCCCATTCCATATACAGATGATTGAATTTGAAGTGGAGAGTAGTTAAATGCCCGTACCCGTACTCGCTATTATTGCCGGGATAGGCACTGCCGTAGCCGCAAGAGGCCAATACGTTGCTGGCAAGGCGCAAGAAATAGAGCTAGAGCGTCAGGCCGAGGAGGAGCGTATTGCTGCGGAAGGCCGTGAGCTACAGCGCCGAGAAGAATTGAACCGAGCGCTGGCTGCAAGACAGATGGCTATGGCTACTTCTGGCATTGCTGGTGAGGGTACTCCTGCAAGTATCGCCCTCTCCGCTGCTGAAAAGATTGGCATGGGTGAGGGTTTAGAATCCTTGAGCAGTCAATTGAAGCAGGCACAACTACGCAGGGCGGGCCAGATGGCTTCTAGCACCGGCAAGATACAAGCAGCGTCTACGCTATTGAGTGGTGGCGTAGAGGCGGCACAACTAAGCTGAGTAATTCATGGCTAAAGAAATAACATATTACGGTCAGCTACGCCCCACTGGAGTAGATAACTCTACTGCCAGACGGTTTGAGGCATTGGCTGGATTAGCCGGTACGGTAAATGAGATTGCCTTTGAATACGGCGCTAAGAGAGCGAAAGAGATTGGTGCCGCCGAAGGTCTGACCGCTGGGCAACAAGCTGCTGAAACTGGAGAAGCCCCCGAGCGTCGTAAGGGATTCCTGTCTACTCTGTCTATTCAGGATCAAGCGTATAACGAAGCTATGGAGAATGCGTTTCTAGCGTCCATGCAGGTGGATGTACAAAACGATATCTCTCGTATAGCGGCAGAGAATCCCACCGATGCAGCTAGTTTTTCGGTTCTATCACAGCAAGCAACTAATCCCATTCTGTCGTCTATAACCGACGAAGCAATGAGGGCGAGGGCGGCACAGACGATAGACAGCATACAGTCTAGCGCGTTAAGACAGGTTGAGTCGGCGGAGATTGCTAAAGACAAGGCTGCGGCTGATGAGCGATTCGAGAATGTGGTCACTGTATCTGGTGATGCGTTAGTCACTGCCGCCAAAGAAGGCGATCTGATAGGTGTCACTACCCAGCAGCAGAACATCATTGACGGGCTGGCTGGTCGCTTACAGCTAGGGACTATATCGCAAGTACAGTATGACGAGGGCGTTAGGAGCGTGGGAATCCTTGCTCAAAACTCTGCATACCAAGGAACGCTACGCGATCAAATGAACGATGGCGATTGGTCTGGTGCGCTACGGTCTATTGAGACCTTGGCATCTAAGCCGCTGAAGGGTTACCGCAATGAGGAGCAGGACGCACTGATTACACTTTTAAGAAGTGATGTCAGCGAGCGTTTGGCGCTTGATAACCAAGCAGATGCCGAAGATCAGCAGAACCTTGCTCTCTCTCAGGAAGCTACTTCTAGTGATTTGTTCCTTGGCATTCTGAACGGAACGGCAGGAACGTCAGAAGTACAAAGAGCTACGGCTACCAGAAGTATATCTTTTAGCCAAGCTAGAGCTTTGCAAAGCACGATTACTACTAGGGGCCAGGGTGTTGACGATATCCAGCTAATCATGGAGATCCAAGACAACATAGCCACTAACCCTCAAAAGGCGAGGGCGTTAATCATGGCTAACGTCGGCACTCGATTGACTACATCTACGGCTGAAAAGTTCTACGGTACTGCGTCGGCAAATTTGACGGGTGAAAGCCCATTAAGCACCGGCGAAGCCCAGAGGTTCCGCGACTATCTCAAGCGAATGACCGTGGTTACTGGCGCGTTTGCAGCCATTGATCCAGAGGCACAGTCCATGTGGGCTGATCTTGATATTGTATATTCACAACGAGTGCTTGCTGGCGAGCGTCCATCTGAGGTTGCGTCTGAATTGGTAGAGGCTAAGAACCTGTCGGGTACATCAAAAGACATAGATGCCCAGATAGACCAACTGAAAGCTAACTTCAAAGAAAGAACGAACACAAGTAACCCCATGAGCGCAGACGAGTTTACTGCGTCTTATAATAGTTTACTTGCCGAGCAAGAGAAGCTGAGAGCGTATAATGACTTCCGAAGCGATCTGTCTCAGATCCTGAAGCGATAAGGATTCCACATGGCTAAAAGCCCATTCGTCACAGCACTAGAAGCGGCTACCGGCAAAGAAGCAAAGCCGAAGTTTGAGCCTGACCTGACTGCCATATCGGAGAAGTATGGCGTTGATCGAGGTCTTGTTGGCGGTATTGCTAAGACCTTGGCGGGTACGGCTGTTGCTGCCGGTGGTATTACTGCAAGCGAAGAAGCAGAGGCTGGCATATTGACTGCTGCCCTCTCTCCCGTACTGCGTAAAAACCTTACTAAGATGGTACAGGGTGAGGAGCTTACAAGTGCCGAGGAAAAGTCTGTTCGCAAGTACATCAGGCAAGTAGAAGAAACTGATGATGCTTTCGGCGCTCGTGAACGTATGCGTATGGCTGAGATGGAGACGCCAGACGTAGAAGTCATGAAGCGTCCGGGCATTGACCCACAACAAATGGTGGGGAGTGTGCTGGTTCCTGTTATGGGTGATCCCAGTATTGCTGGCGCTACGATAAAAAGCGTGGAAGGTGTGCCGCTAGACAAAGATGTAACGCTACATGGTGGGCCTAATTACGCATTAGAAAGTATGTACAGGCAGTCTCCGTCTGGATGGGAGTCTATGTACGGCGCTGCCGCCACCAAGCAAGAGCATTTCCTGCGAGCGCAGAAAGAAAACCCTGATGCAGATGTGCTAGGCGTTTACACGGCAATGGGGCCGGAGTCGATGCTGTTTAACACAATGACTTCAGAGATAGCCCTGCGACAGTTTCCTGCGCTAAAGATTCCCGCAAGAGACATTGAGGCATTTGACAAGAAAATCCGCGCCGTATACCCAGACTTTGCAGGTGTAGAGTCGCCAGATGCGATGGCTCAAGTCATGGGAACTATCCCGGTGACCAATGTTAAGGGCAAGCGGGAGACTGCTGGCAACTTCCGCAAGGGTTTAATCACCGAGATGCGTAAGAAGCTGTGGACTAACAAGGGCTTCCCTGTAATTGATGACATTGTCAGAGCGACAACAGAGCCTGCGCTACGCGACAGCGAGTTAGGCGCTAGCGGTTTCTCTATATTCAGGACTGAACCAGAAGCGGATCTTATTGCTCAATCAAGAACAGCTACCTATGACACCGGCATTCCCGGTCAGTATTACGGTGGCCTACAGAATAGTGTCCCTGCCGCGCTGATGTTCCCACGATTATGGGCGCGTACAGGCGAGTCTGTCTCAAAGACCGGCGACCCTCTTAACTTTAGCCAGCAGGTAGGTCAATTACGCACCAAGACTCAGGATGGATGGTACGAAGTCGCTGATCAACAATGGGCTGACACGATCAGTCAATACTTAGCCGATCAGTATGACAACATCAAGGTTCAGCGAGTTGCCAAGGGTACGGTTGCTGCTGGTACTGTTATCGCATCACCATTTAGCTTTGCTGATGACAACACCGAGCCTAGCTATCTAAACACTCGCCAAGAAGCGAACCTAACTCCCGCTCAACTAGCTTTACAAGAGCTTGAGGCAGAGGTGGAGAGGGAGGGTGCCAAAGAGACTGTGGTTCCCCAGACCGGGGATAGCCTTGGCTTTATCTTTGATCCCAAGTTGGGACGTATGCGTCCGCGCACTCCGCAAGACGAGAGCACACTAGCAGAGGCTATTGCTCTCGATGTTGGTCGTGGAATCACAGAAATACCAGAGCAGTCACTGTATGGCGCTGTAGACGCTGTGGGAGAGGCTGTACAGGCGTTTGGCGGTGAAGGCGACTTCCAGTTCACGGAAGAAGAATATCAGCCAGAGACAACTACCGGCGCTCTAGCGCGTGGCATCAGCCAGTTCATGGTTGGGTTTATCCCTGCGGTTAAGGGATTAAAGTACGCGGGTATGGGCGCTGGCATTACAAGGTCAATGTTGGCTGGCGCTGTTGCTGACGCTACGGTATTTGATCCCTACGCGGGACGGTTGGCTGATCTGGCTAACCAGTACCCAGAGCTACAAGGGCCGGTTACCGACTTCCTTGCTACCGATATTAATGATTCCGAGGCGTTCTCTAGGTTCAAGAATGCGATAGAGGGTGCTGGGCTAGGTTTGTTGGGCGAGGGCTTTATTAAAGCGGCTAGAATGATTAAGGCTCGCCAGACTATCAAGGGCGCTGCCGATGCCACGGGCCAGAAGCCAAGCGAGTTAATAGACGAAACGATTGATGATGCCAAGTTGGATGACGGCACTGGCGCTGAAAGCCGGGCGATGGTCGAACTACGGACTAAACAAGAAGAAGCGGAAGGCGAGTTCATCCCATTCGAGGACTTGGCGGCTCAAGAGAATGTCGGATTTGTCCTTCCTGAGTTTAAGACTGGGAGGGGGGATGCCAAGCCGGAAGCTGCAAAGAACATTAATCTCAATAATTTAAGCACTACTGAAGAAGTAGACGCTCTGATTAATCGCGTAGCGGAAACTGATGCTCCTACTATCAATGAGGCTAGAAGGCAGAAGGTTCTTAACGAGGACTTGCCCAAGCTAGCTGATGATCTAGGCATGACGGTTGATGACCTGCTGTCCAGACCCAAGGGCGCGGCGTTTAATGCGGAGCAGATTCTAGCTTCTCGCAAGATTTTGGTAGCGTCTGGTGAGAACCTAGTTCGCATGGCTAAGAAAGCCAATAGCGTTGACGGTACAGAGATGGATCTGGCTTTGATGCGTCGGGCAATGTCTCAGCACAGGGCTATCCAAGCGCAAGTATCCGGCATGACAGCAGAAGCTGGTCGTGCGTTACAGCAGTTTCGGGTTGTTGCCGAGAGTTCACGCCTACAAGAAAAAGCTATTCGTGACATCCTAACCGCGAACGGTGGTGATGGATTGAATCGAAAGATGGCACAAATGTTATCGGAGCTGGACGATCCCACGAAGGTTGGCAAGTTCGTAAGCAAGGCATCTGACGCTACCACTATGGACAAGCTGTACGAGGTTTGGATTAACAGCCTCCTCTCCGCGCCCGCTACTCATGTTGTGAACATTGTTTCCAACATTATGACGGCAGGATTCTCTGTATCAGAGCGCAAGGTAGCATCACTAATCGGCGGCGGTAGAAATATACCGAGGGGTGAGGCTGAAGCGCAGCTAGCTGGAATGGTCGCTGGATCAAGAGATGGTATGCGTCTTGCGTGGAATGCACTAAAGACCGGCGAGCCAACTGATCCATTGCAGAAGATGGAGGCTGAAAACCATAGGGCAATCACTGGTGAGCAGCTAGGGTTGTCGGGTACTGCGGGTCGATATGCGGACTATATTGGCGAAGCTGTCAGAATTCCCGGCAGGCTTTTAACTGCTGGTGATGAGTTCTTTAAGGCTGTTGGTTATCGCATGGAGGTAAATGCTCAGGCATACCGGCAGGCGTTTAACGAGGGACTAGATGGTGACGCGGCGGCGGCTCGGATTATGGAGATCATCGAGAATCCTCCCGAGAATATCAAGATGGCCGCTACCGATGCGGCTAGATACCAGACGTTCACGAACCGATTGCCCGAAGGCAAAATGACATGGGTTGCGGAGCTAGGCCAGCAAGCTGAAAGCCTAAGACACGGCAAGGCGATTGGGCCATATGCGAGAATTATCATACCGTTTGTAAGAACGCCCACAAACATTATGAGTTACCTGCTTGAGCGGACTCCTCTTGCTGTCACGTCTCAGTCAATCAGAGATGACATTGCTGCTGGTGGTGCGCGTAGGGACTTAGCACTAGGCAAGATTGTTACTGGCTCAATGGTCATGGCTGTTACTGCTGAGTTAGCTATGGCTGGACAGATTACTGGTGCCGGCCCAGTTAATCCGAAGATGCGGAACATCCTGAGAGAAACGGGTTGGCAGCCATACTCAATCAAGGTTGGCGATACTTATTATGCCTACAACCGACTAGACCCCATCGGTGGGTTGCTAGGTTTGTCTGCCGATATGACTGAAATTCTTGGTCAGACAACTGATGCCGAGGCCGATGAAGTTGCTGTCGCCGCTGTTCTGTCCATCTCTCAGAACATGGCAAGCAAAACATACTTGAGTGGGGTGTTTGACTTTATTGAAGCATTCTTCATGGCAAGCACAGATCCAGAGTCAAGTAACTGGAAGCTGTCGAACTGGTTTAACCGACTAGGCGGGTCATTGGTTCCGTCGGGTATTGCCGCTGTAGAACGACAGATTAGCCCTGAGATCAGCGCAACCTACGACGTGATAGACCGTATCAAGTCTAGGATTCCGGGTATGTCAGAAGGACTCCCGCCCCGTAGAAATATCTTTGGGGAAGTCATTGTGCCTTCTGGTGGATTAGGGCCAGACATTATCTCGCCCATCTACACTAATGAAGCCAAGGACAATCCTGTTGCTGACGAAATGGTACGGCAACAAGTTCCTATTGGAATGCCGAGACGCACAGTCAATGGTGTAGAATTAGATGCAGAGCAATACGATCAATACATCCTGTATTACGCGGGAGAGGGCTTAGGGAAAGGTATACCTAAGCTGAAGACCGCACTCGGGAATCTCGTAAAGTCTCCAGGTTACCGAACTGCGACTGACGGGCCTGATGGCGGCAAGAGTCTTTTGATTAGATCCATTTTCGCCAACTACAGATCCGCTGCACAGAAGAAACTCTTTGAAGAGAA